TTTTTTGCTTACATCTTCCTGTAAATCTGCTCCCCACTGTTTAACTCCGGCGTCTTCGAGTGCTCCCTTGTAAGTAGGCCAAATATTTTTTGCCAGTTCAAAATTATCCGGGTTATGTGTCCAGTCATAAACTTTTTCCCCTCCTGATTTAATAAAGTCAGTAACAGGGTTATCCATCCACTCCCAAGAATCACCTGTTTTATTATTCCACATACCTTCGTACTCAGAAGCGGGAGGAAGTTGATAAGGTTCCGTATTAACATCATATTCCACACCATATTCTGGTCCTATAGCACCCGTAGGCCATAAGGTTTCAGGATTAAACATACCGCCCTTCCACGCACTTTCTCCCAGTCCTGGAATTTTTCTATTACGATTAAAATCTTCTTTAAAACGATCTTCATATAAACCTTTTCTATTGTCTGCACTAAAATCTCTAGGTTTTTTCTTAGAGAATAAATTGGACAGAAGCCCTAATATTCCCAATGGCATTGCGCCTCTTGTGTCTCCAAAGTTTTCGTTGTCAGAATAATATCCTAATGTTCCGCCTTTGCCAGTAGTACCTCTGGCTTCAAATCCAGGTTTTTTTCCAAAAATACCCGGCATTCCTTTTATTCCTCTATAGCCAGGAGCCCCTCTACTAAATAAATTTCCCAAGAAACTTGGTGTGCCATAAGATTTGTAACCTGAACCTATATATTTATCTTTATACGTTCCGTCTTTTTGTTTAACTTTTACATATTCTGGTACTGCATATTTTCTAGTCTTGGGACCGGTCGGAACTGTTTGACCAATCTTTTTTTGACCGGTTAATATCTCACGCATATGTTTTTCGTTCATCGCTCTATTTCTTAAATCTTGTTGAGTATTTCCTCCTCCACTTCCAGCAGGACCCTTACTGTAAGCACCTCGAGATCTATCTCTAGTATAATCCCCTTGGGAGTCTAAAGACATAATTCCATCTGGACCTGTGTTAGGGCCATTCTTTAATGAACCGTGTAAATTCTTTTTAAGTAATAAATCTTTTTCTGCTTTTGTAATATAAGCTAGTTCTGTCGATGGCGCATCCGGACCTGACTTCCATTTAACTGGAATACCACTTACAGTCTTCTGGGTGCCTAAATAATTTCTTGCAGGTTTACTGCCTCCTTGCATTTCATATTTCATTCTTTTATCAATCGTCATTATACTAATCCTCCAGTTCTAAACATCGGTGGTTCCGCTGTTATTAGTTGCATAATTTCATCTACATATTTTTCCCAAAATGTCATATCATATTTTATATCATTAATCTCTAAATCTTCTTTTATCGCTTGGACAAACGCATCGGGATCATTTTTAAATTGTTTCTCATCTATAAATCTAAAAAATTCACTACTTTTCTGTTCTCCTATTAAAGCATCGAGATCATCCATTACTCTGTACTGAATGTTTCTTATAAGACTGTCCGACATATCTCCAAAATCATCTTTACCCATTGGGCCATCATAAACTCTGTCCGGATCCCCTTTCCACCACCGCGGTCCACGCTCCAATTTGTCCGCATCTAAATCCGATAATATTTCTTGTTTAATTGGGGTATCTGCTCCCATCTCTGTGGCTCGCGCTACGGTGGTCGCGGCTCGTTTGCCTTCTGTAATATCTCCGCCGGATCCTGTTACAACTTTTCTAATATCTGGGTTGGTAAAATCTTTATCTCTCATTTTTCTAATTAATCGAGCGAACTTATCTCTTTGACTCCAATTTTTAATTCTACTTGTATCCAGAGGTCTTTCAGATGCTCCAATATCATCCCAGTGGACAGGGCTTGGAATTTTTGTAAATTCACCACCTTTACCCCGATTATATCCGTGATACTCTTTAGGAATCATTGAACCAATTCCTTCCTTACTGCCTCGCTCAATAGCAATTAATTCTTGCCAACTTTCGTCTCCTCTTAAAGGCACGCCAAGTCTTTCTGACATCATTTCATAATTAATTTTATCTGTAGGAACTTCTAATCTTTGAGATGTTACTGAAGATTCACCAGGAGGCACAATTTCCCCTTTATTTAAAAATCCTTTAAACGCATCAGGGGTTGTAACATTGCTGGGTGCAAATTCTATGAATTCATTTTCAATAATAGCTCTCTCGCCAGCGTCAATAGTTTTTCCACCAGTTTGTTTAAAATACTCGGAAACAATGTCCTGCATTTTTAACTTACCAGCTTGAATGCCCGGTCGTGCTGCTGTTAAAATTCTTAATAAAAGTTTACTCGCCATTAGTAATACGTTCTCTCCATTTGCGGCATTTTCTTATCTTTATAATCTTCAGGGTGAACTACAAATCCGCCCTGTCTGAATCTCATTACCGCTTGTGTTGTACTGTCCACCAAATCATCGTGATCCCCGTAAGGAAATGATGCACACTCTTCTATAACCTCTTCTGCGAATTTTTCATCGGGCGCCCAAATGATTCCCGACTCAAAAAGCGGGGAAACGGCGTTTACTCTAGCGTGTTTATCTTGACCTTTGCTAGGAGTGTAATTTATAACAGGAATACCGATTTTACGCAACTCATAAGTCAAAGGTAATCCAGCTGCTTTAGCTTCTATGATAACCGTCTCAGGATTCCAATATCTGTATTGCCGGAAGGCTTCTTTTCGCAAATCAGGAAACTCTACCCGTTCTTTATAAGAATCTAACAAGATTAAATTGGCAGGACTATCTTCATTGGGATAGAAAACACCCCAGGTGGTTATAGCTGTAAAGTCGGCTGTTTCCTTTTTTAAATAAGCGGTATCGTAAGATTGTATGACGTGTTGCAGCGGAGGAATATGAGGCTTTTCCCAAGTCTTCCACCACTCCCGCTTGATTAGCGATCCTTCTTCCGCTGTCGGGTTTTGCATCCACTGCGCGTTCCACTTTCCAATACTAAGTGAAGCTTTAACTCCATCGAGTTCATCTTTGTTCCAATATCCTGGCCAAACAGGTTTCCCTGATGGCATAATCGCTGGAAATTCAATAATTTCCCATTTATCGGATTTTAATTCTTTTTGAGATTTTAATAATGCTCCAGTTAAGTCTTTCATATTCCATCTTGTCATAACGAGAACAATTGCACCTCCTGGCTGAAGTCTTTGACGAGGTCCTGATGTATACCATTCATAAGCCCGTTCCAACGCCGGCATATTGAGTGCATCTTGCTCAGAGTGAGGGTCATCGATGATCAGTAAGTCCGCTCCACGGCCCGTGATGGCCGATCCGACACCGGCTGCGTAGTATTCACCGCCCTGGGCTGTCTCCCATTTACCAGCGGCCTGACTATCCTCTCTTAACCGGGTTTTAAAAATTTGTTGGTATTCTGGGCTATCGATTAAAGTCTTCGCTTTACGCCCGAAGCGGATCGCGAGTTCTGTTGTGTGGGTCGTTTGGATTATTTTTAAATCAGGCTTACGACCGACCATCCAGGCGGGAAGTAAGAAGGATGCAAACTCAGATTTTGTATGCCTCGGTGGCATATTAATGATGAGTCTTTTAATTTTGCCGTTTGCAATGTCATTAAATTTTTCCGCAATTTTTTGGTGATGTTTACCTTCAATAAATTGTGGCCAAACGTGCCGAACAAAAGATAAAAAGTCACCGTGAATTTTAGTTTGCTTTGTTTTTTCATCTAGCTTCATTGCTAGCTTTAGAAATTCTTTTTGCGCGTCGGGTGGGAGTTTATCTATAATTTCTTGTTTCATAAATTTTTTTGCAGAATTTTTTTAACTCTGTTTCCTTCTCATAATGGTTTTATAGCACATCTAAGTCTAAATCAAAGTCTAAAGGTCAAAACTTTGGGACCCCTTTTTAGCCTGGGAGGGTGGGCCCGAAGTTCTCGAGCAAAAAGCCAAAAGCAACGAGACCCCTATTATTAGGGGTCTCGTTCTACTTGTTTAGAGTTTTGTGATTAGTCTAGTAATTTAAAGTATGCGTCGGTGAAGTTCTTTTGAAACCAAGTCAAACCCTTTTGCATAGTGTCAAAGTCCTCGCTCATTTCTGCGCCTATGATTGTGTCATAGATTGCAACAGCAAACGTTGGTAGCTTTGCTGATTGTTGGTAGTGTTCATCATTATGCCTATTGTGAACAGTCATAACTTTCGTTGGCTCGCTACCCATAAAGCATTGGTCAAAGGGTTTAGGTATTGTGTATTGTTTGTTGTTATAAGTTATATTCATATTATCCTTTCTATGTATTTAATGTATAATTACTATCATTGTATTGCGCGTCTGTCAAATCGCGTTCCTCGTTCGTAATTATATTATACGAGTAATACTCGGCTCGGTTATTGCTCTCGCGTTCCCAATTATAACGATATCTTTTGCGCCACGCGTTATTCTCGGTCAATACTATTGGTTGAGTTATTCTTCCAAAGTAATCAAGGGCTCGCTCGCCATAAGTTTCAAACCAATCGCGTTCACATTGCATTGAACACGCGTTGCCACCTAAATAATACATTGATGTTCTTCTTCTAGTTTGATTTACTTTGTTTCCTTTTGTACCTCTTTTCCTATCCTTTGTATCGTAAGTATGACATTGTGTTCCTTGACAATATTTCATTATGCAGACCTCACTTTCCACGAGCCAGTTGCACATCTATAATTATGTGCGTCCATATCATAATGAACATAATAAGGTTGTCCTTTTTTATTAGTTCCATATCTGCTTTTTTCGTCGTGCTTTGCTAGTCTTGTGATGTGTTTGCCTTTATCTAACTTTTTGCCATTATGTGTTTTAGCAAAATAAGTTATATAAAAAGTTTTGTGCGTGTTCATAAATTATCCTTTCTTTTGTTATGTATGGGATAATACATTATCCCATACATTAATCAACCTTTAATTTACACTATTTTGTTTTTCATATTCCTTTCTAATAGCGATTTTTTGCTCTCTTGTTATATGAGTATTTTTCATACCTTTAATCATACTCGCAAGATTTTGTGGATTATAGATTGTCAAGCCAGTAGAATTACATCTAACAAGTTCTGCCTCATCAATCGTGATGTCTAGTTCTTTCATCAACTCAACACCCTCGCTTAAATATCTATAAGCTTTCAAACCAGTTTTCATAGCTTGTTTTTGTTTTTCAATGCTATCAATCCATTTTTGATGACAAGTGATGACATTTGCTTTTGCTTGTTTCCAAATTTGGAAAAAAGAAAACTCCTCTTTAGTACAAGCAATAGTTCGTGAACGACAATGTGAAGTTCCAATAATATCTAAATACCATTGACTATCAAATTGTTTAGTCATTCCAATTTGGTTATCATCTGCAAAACGACTATAACCAGAATATCCTAAAGCTTTGTCATTTGCGTCAATGTGTTTAGTTTTATGTGGATTTTCTTCCTTGCCCTCTTGTTGTGCATAGATATCAGGATTACACTCTTTTGCTTTTAGTTCTTCTCTTTTATAAGCATAAGCAAATCTCTTGCCACTATCATTATTATAATTGTTGCCACTATCACACTCACCAAGTAAACCAAAATCAAAATGTTCAGATACCTCTCTATCAGTTTCATCTTCATTTTCTTCTAGTTCATCTTTTGCATAAGAAAAATAAAAGCATTTATCTTTTGCAACAACATCTAAAGGTTGTCCATACTTTTGTTTCAATGTTCTACAAGTCGCAACATCTTCTTCTGGATAAGACCTCTTAACAACTGTTGTTGCAAGTTCAAAAGCTTTTGGATAAAGACTATCCACTTTTTCCCTTGCGTCATTAAAGTTATCACTTTCTTGCGTGATTTCTTTTTCTGCACTTTCAATATACCTATTTAAAATCTTATTTCTAAATTCGGTATTCATTCGTATTCTACTCATTTTATATCCTTTCTATTAGAGTTATACATATCCCATAATTTAACAGAATACAAATAGTAGTCAACTAAATAATTAAAAAAATCCCGGTCAACCTGAGGTTGAAAAAATTATTTTTTGGTGGGAGGGTGGGCCCGAAGTTCTCAAGCTAAAAAATAAATTATAAGCTTGATATCTTCCCAGAAATCCCTATATTAAAATTAGAAAGGATATAAACATATGAGTACAAGAAGTAATATAGCAATAGAAGACCCAAAGACTAAGAAAGTAAAAGTTATATATGTTCACTCGGACGGCTACCCTTACGGCGTAGGAAAATGCCTGGTTGATCATTATAATAAACGAGATGTTGCAGAACTACTATTTACAAAAGGAGATGCATCTTATTTAGGTGATACTTTTGAAGAGTGTAGTTTTTACGGTCGAGACTGGAACAGGGAAGAGGAGCCAGCAAAGACCTATCGAGATGAGTGGATGTATATGTACAATATGAGAGGCGACTGTCATATTGAATATATTTACTTATTTAAAGATAATAGATGGCACGTTTCAACAAGTGAATACATCAATGAGAAAAAATTAAAAAATTCTTATGATGGTGGTATCTGGTATCATTCCAAATTCGAGCCAGTAATTATGAACAAGGAATATATCAAATACAAAGACAAACACGAAAAGCACGCAGAGGTTAAAATGGTTGCCCAAATAGGAAAACTATTAAGTGAAAAATTTAGCGCTGATGATGTCGTGATGCAAGGTGGAAAGGCAAAGAAAGCAAACTAATGACAAAAAAATACAGAGTATCATTAAGCGTTGATGAAGAGCACGTTAAAAGATTTGATTTAACTTTTGATGCAGAAGACGAACAGGACGCAGAGGGCCAGGCAATGATGGAAGTTAAACAGTATCTGGGAGACTATATAACAGCATATGCAGATGAAGAAGAAAAGTAATTAAAAAATTGACCAGGCGGCAGGTTGCCGCCTGGCCTGATCCCTGATCCATCACAGTCAAACTATGGAAAACGATATCGATGGATCTGGGATCAGTAATCACGAAGTCAGGGCCGGCCTAAGGAAATAAGCACGCACACGTTTCCACTGGTTACTGATCATTATCCTTAAACCTTAGTCCGCGAGCACAAGCTCGCGGGGGGGGGAGGGTGGGTGGGCCCGAAGGTCTCAAGCAGCGGTTTAATTATTTATACTACTAACCGCCATCCCCAGCCACCGTCCAAGTGTATAGGAAAAAATGGGAACTGTCAAGAAGTTTATTTGCATAAAAGTAAAATAAATTTGTTGCAAGCTCCCGGGATCTGGGATATAGTGGGATATTATCAACCCTTAACAAAAGGACTATATGAGAACCGACCGAAAAAAAGACCTCGACAAATATTACAACGACCACCTAAAAATGCAAATTATGCGAAGATTTATGATGGTTGAAACCTGGTCTGAGATTATGGGGATCCAGTCGGCCGTATTTGCAGCGCTGGATGCTGAGGACAAAGCGGAGCAGGACTGCAAAAAATTATATGAAGAATGGAAAAAAACTCAGAAAGAAATTAAATTACCGGCTTAGCCGAATTTAGAAGAGTTTTTTAAGATCCAGGCCCTCGCGGGCCTGGCCAAAATAAAAAAAAAATTAAGAGCTCAAGCGCTCAAGCAAAAACAAGTTGACAAGCTCACAAGCTGTTGATATAGGAATTTATAAGAAAGAATTATGTTAATAAAAGAAGCGGATAAAATAATAATCTCATTGAGTCAACCAGACAAAATGCCTGGTTATGCTTATGGCCTGCCGGCGTGGGAATGCAAGACAGGCGCCAAGCTGGTGAAGGTTCCTGGCTCAGTGTGCAGCGGCTGTTATGCAATGAAAGGCAACTATACAAGATTTCCCGCGATACGCGAATCGCAATATAAAAGACTGAAGGCCATACGCCACCCGCTATGGGTTAAAGCGATGGCAACAAAGATAAACAGCCAAGCGGTGCGCAAGCATAAATATTTTAGATGGCACGACGCCGGCGACGTCCAAGACTTAAGACACTTAGCAAAAATTTTTAAAGTTTGCAGGTTAACGCCGGGCATTAAGCACTGGATGCCGACGCGCGAAGCGTGGACAAAGAAATATATTGAGCGTGCACCTGCCAACCTGGTGATCCGGTTCTCTGGTACAATGATTGGCCAGGCGCCAGTCAAGAGCTGGAGGCACACGTCAACGGTGGTTACCGATGGATCCAGAACCTGCAACGCTCCGGACAACAAGGGCCAGTGCGGCAGCTGTCGAAAGTGCTGGAATAAAGATATAAAAAATATATCATACGGCAAACATTAATGACTCACGAATTTAAACACCCCAAGTACTGGGCAGACCTGCGAAAAGAAAAAAGAGCGCAAGCGCTCAAGCTTACAAGCTCTCAAGCAGGGGGGCGGGTGGGCCCGAAGGGCTCAAGCTTACAAGCCCGCGAGCGCTCAAGCTCTCAGGCGTCAAGCGGTGCGCGAATCAACAAGCGTTGAATATGATCCCAATCATTGATGGCCACAGGCCGCGCTGCTTTGTAGTCTGCAAGCAGTTCGGGGAGCGCGGAGCTCTCATAAAGTTTTATTGAGCCAAGAGCGACGTCTTGGGCTATGATGAAATTCCGTTTCGGACGAGTTAAGTGAAACAGTTTTTGGTGTGGACTAAAGTGTATTTTCTTCCCTCTTGTGACCTTCATCTCTAACATAAAAAAACCACAGTTTTCGTGGTATCCCAACAGATCTGGTACACCAAATGATGACCAAGATTCCAGTCTAGTCCACTGAATTTTGGGTGTATTTTTCTTTATTAATTTCCAAAGCTTTGACTCTGGTTTCATCGTACTCCACCTTTAAAAGTTCTCTCATAACTGTGGTAAATGGGTTGATATCAATGTCTTTTACACAGCCTGAGAGCAATACTAATATTATGATTCCCGTTTTAAATTTTGGGAACTTTATTTCCTTGACACCCATTATTGACTTGTACAGATTTGTACGATAGAAGTCAAGAATGACAAGAACCCCCATATTAACAGATAGACAAAAGAAATTTGCAGAATTACTAGTATACAATGAAGGTAAAATGAGCCCAGCAGAAGCTGCGTTTGAAGCCGGCTATAAGACAAGACCAAGACAATCAGCATCTGAGTTAAAGAACCCCAAAGTATATCCTTTGGTTGCCAAATATGTAGGAGAGTTGAGATCAGAGGTGCAAGAGAAGTATGGTATTAACTTTGAAAAACATATTACAGAATTAGCTAAAATTAGAAATGAGGCACTGAAGAAGGGTGCCTGGTCTGCGGCTGTTAATGCAGAAGTTGCGCGAGGTAAAGCAGGTGGACTCTACGTAGATCAAAAATTAATTATGACAGGTAATGTTGATAATTTATCTGCTGACGAAATTAAAGAGAAACTACGTAAAATCCTAGATGATAATAAAGAAATTATTAATATTACACCCGATGAAATAGAATTAGATAAGCTAGAATTAGAACCAAAGTCAAGCCTTGATAACGGTTTGACAAAGCAATAACTCTACTCCCCATTCTTAATGGAAACTTTCTTACTAGCGCCCATTTGTTTATAACGATTGTTTTCATTTTTACTCCTAACAATACCATATGGATTAGGTCCACGTACTGGTGGTATTTCTTTCCATTTTACGTTAGGCATATTCTTAGTCAAGGTTTTATTCTTCATTAATCTTTTCCTTCTATATGAGTTCCTTTAAAAGGATCCTTAGATATGTCTCTTGTTTCCCATTTAGTAATAATATCACTAATTTGTTGATGTGAATAATTTCTAGCAACCATATCATTACGATAGGATTTGATCTCGTTTAATAATTGTTGAGTCTCATCGTTCATTTATCTTCTCCATTTTAATTATACATCCAATTGGATATACATTTCTATCAGAAAATAACTCATCACCGTCTTCATAAGAAGCAAAGGTCCACAGAGTCTTACGATCTTTTTTAAACACATACGCCTGAGTAATCATTGTACTGGGCATAAACTTTTCAAACTCTTCGGAGGTGGCGTGACCTGCGTCCCCGGTAATATCTTTCCAAGTAATTTTATAAAAATAATATTTCTTATTTTTAATTACAGTGTGTTTGTATTTGGATTTCTTCGGACGTTTTCGCATAGGATCTTATACTATAGGGGAGATTTTAGGCAATTTTTTTTCTTAAAAAAATAAAAAAGGTCGCGCGCGTCGAGTACACAAACAGAAAACCTAATGAAATCAATGCTTATTTGACTGTGCCAGAGCAAAAAGAGCCTCTTGCTTAAATAAGCTAGCAATACCAACAACCTGTGCCACCTGTGCCACCGTAAAAAGTTGCCGTGGCACAGCTATTAGTCAATAATACCAACACTAATAAGCCAAAAACACCCCTTGTGCCACTGTGCCACGGGATATTTTTTTTATTTTAAAAAAAAAAATTGCTCCAGAATCCCCCTATACACTGGCACACTTAGAATGATTCTAAACTTTCTTTATAAAAGTGCCACTTTTAATGATTTTTTTGACGCCGGTCCCGTGAATCTCTATATCTGCAAAGGGTCTCCACGCCTGTTTCATTAGATTAAGTTCTAGGATAAGCCCAGACCACTGTTTGGGGGTGATCTTCTTACCTATTACTGTTACTTTTCTTGTCATAATCTATACATAGTCTCCCTTCTAAATGATCCAGTTCGTGTTGTACTACTCGTGCAGGTAAATGGTAAAAAGTTTTATATTGTTCTTTACCGTGCCTACAAATCCATTTTAGACCTACATATATAGG